GTCCGAGGCGTCTTTCAAATCCAAGGTAGCAAACTGGGCATCGAGAGATGCTTGCAGTGCTGCCTGCTGATTTAAAAGTTGGCTTGTAAAGTTGATCTCCCCGTCATTGACGGGAGAAGACTCGATGTGAGTCTTAAGTCCAGTAAACTGGGCTTGTTGGATCCACTGTATTTCAAGCGGCTCCATAGAGATCAACCTCGGACCTCTTGAGTCCTTCTGGACTAGGCAGACTTTCGCAATCGGCAAAACCGACGGCTCGAGTCGCTGGTACCAGCCAGACTCAAATGATCGCGAAGACAGGGAAGGAGAGAAAAACTCATAATAGGGAAACTTCTGATGAAGTCTCTGAAACTTCCGTCGGAAGTCGTATTTTGAGTTTCCTTTTTCACCTGTCGCGACTGCACCGGGTCCATGCTTTGGCTTCTGCTTACTGGGATCAAACCCAGCGAGCAGTCTACGTACGAATACGCTAGCCAGAGCAATGATGCTGTTAGCACCCAGACTCTCTTTCGAGTAAGCTGAGATTTCATCTTCAGTAGATACGAAGGATGCTACAACTCGATTTTCCTGCTCGCAAGAGTAGGGGAGCTCGAGTTTGTAGAACAACATCGTGATCTGTATGATCTCTTGGAGCGCATACGGATCAATGTCGGACCGAACGGTACCATCATGCATGAAAATGCGTGTTGTCCAACCTTGCCCGAAGGCAGGGAGAAGACTTCCACGAATGGATTTAAAACCCATCGGTGGGATGAACACGCCGGACTCAACACCTCTGATGCAGGCCCTCCCGAGGGAAGGCAGCGCAGTGGTGAAAAACTTGAGTCCCTCATGCTTAGAACGAGATATAGCATAAGCTAAATCTCGTTTCACATGGTCTTTACAAACATGATAGGAACTATCCTCGAGGATTTTTGAGAAGAGGCTGACGTAAAACTTCAGCTGGCTTTTCATCTCTCCCTTTAGGGGTAAAGAGTCCCCCCCAGGATCATTCGAGAGTCACAATTGACTCAGATCTCTCCCCGACGGAATCGGGTCTGGTATGCCTTCGAATCGCGGGCGTTAAAGTCCGCGACTCGAGCGAAAAGCTCATCGATATGAACATCAGAGATGTCAGTGACCGATGGGCGAACCAGAGATAGGGACAAGGTGGCGGTATGGACGATGTCGTCCGTATCAGTAACGTCAAGTCCAAACGTAACAATGTTACGCATGGAAGCAGACGCCTTCGCAGTGCGGGGCGTCATGATGTTACGAACGGTGACAAAGTGCCGAACGTCCGGTGTGGCCAGAATATCGACGTACATATTCCCTTGCGGGATAGGGTTACGTCGTGTATAACTCTGGTCAGCGGCGGCCACATTCTTGACCAAGAAGGGATCAGGGAATGACATAAGGGGTCTTCGTGAAAGGTGCTACGGAAGGGCGCGGGGTAAAACCTCGCGATTGGTTGCTAACAAGCAGTCAAATACCTGCGAATAGTGCCGCTATGTTAGCGATCTGGGTCGGAGAGAGCTTACCGTTAAGGTAAGGTCCCCACGGCGTAGTGATGCCGGGTGATCTACTAAAATTCTTTTGAGTGATAGTAGAGATCACGGAGGGTTGGGTCCATGCACCTGTATAGGTGTTCCGGACTTTTGCGAACACCTCGTAAACAACGTCCGTTTTTACCGTGCTCCAGGTATCCTGGAGATGGATTGCTCCATCGAACACGGGAAGTGCGGGCAATGAATCGAGGAAATCGCCAATTCCGCTAAAATAGTCCACGAGGAAGGACCAAGGCAGAGCATCCCAAGCGGTTCTGAAAAGATCCGCAAAGCCGAGATCGGCTAGGTATGCCCTATAAGCCCTATCAGCGTCATCCAAACCCTGAAGTTCTTGAAGGAACTTGCCACCGTAGGCTGCGACCGTTACATGACTGTAACGGTGCATCAGCCAAACTTCACCGATGTGGTTCCCATAGGGAGCTACACCACCGAAGGTGTGGTCATAGTACCAATCACGAGCGACCTTGCTCTCGGTAACGAGAGGGGCCGAACGTCTGAACTTCTTAAGCTTGCCATACGTCTTCTTTAAATAAGAAATACGTTTGGCAACTCGAGCCGAGGTACCTAGAGAATCGGTGACTCCGCCCAAGGCGGAATCGAAGTCGTTAAGCAAAGGCTTAACACCGAAAGAGTAGGTTAGGTAGGCGTTAGCAAGCTCCTTGCGGAGTGAACTACCACCGCCTTTCCATGCTTTAATGGTGTCACCAAGCCTTTTAGGGCTAAGCGAACCGAAAAAGCGAGCAACATCAGCAAAGCTGGTGAGCTCTCTCATCTCTAGTAGCGTATTCGGGACACTTACCTTTGCAGGTATGTGATCCGTCATGCTAGCCAGCCCCTTCATAAAATAGGTGGACGCTCTACCATTGGTAGAGGTCATGCCATATAAAGGAGGCATGGAATAGAAGTTGTAACCGTAATTTCCCCCTTGTCGGTATTCCTCATAGAGGGTACCATCAGGATTAAACCTGGGTGGGGAAGTGAACGATATGCCTCTATTAGTACCTGAGGTACGAGTGTGGATACATGGTCGCACTTGATAAGGAAGCTTTGCTCCCTTCTCATCTTGAATAGTCTCGGTGAACCACGAAGGATCCACCTTGGGTGTAACCCAAGAGGCTACCCAAGGGTCAAGATGATCGGATCTGGAATAACACTGGTTCGTACCAGTGACCCCAGGCCCCGACGATCTAGACCTAGTGCGATTAATACCCATTAGCCGTAAAATAGAGGACCCAGTTGTCCTGTAAGGGACTGCTGGCCTCTGACGCAGTGCGTAGAGACCAACGTGAATAGGGGAGGAACCATCTTTCGCAAGCGAAAGAGAGGGTTCC